AAATTACTCAACATAATTTAGTTTATAATTTAATAATTGATAAAGATCATATTGTATATATTAATGATATACAAGTATGTACGCTAGGACATAATTTAACTGATAATGATGTTATTAAACATGATTATTTTGGAACTGAAGCTGTTATTAGAGACTATGAAAAAATTGAAGGTTATGAACAAGGTAGAATTGTATTAGAACCAAATATGAATGTTAGAAATCCATCAACAGGTTGTGTATGTGGTTTAAGCTAAATGTATAAAAGAAAAATCAGTACTAAATTGATGTAATAATTTATAATTATTAGAAATTAATCTATTTATAGTTTCTATACATTTTTTTTCATCTTTTATTTTTTCACCATTAGCTGCTAAATCAAAATCAATAGACAATAATTTTGGAAATATATTATCATCTAACATTTTATTAATTACATCACATTCTAAACCTTCAATATCAATTTTCAATAAATCTAATCTATTATGATTTAACTCTTTCATTATAGTATTTAAATCTTTTACTTCAACATTAATATAATCATTACCTTTCATACCAACAACTAATGAACAACTAACATAATCTTTATTACTTGGTTTATAAAATTTAAATGTTCCATTTTCACATCCTAACCCATAATTTTTAAATATTATATTTTCTGTATTAATTCTGTTATTTAATAAAATATTCCAATAATTTATATCTCCTCCTCCAAGATTTTTATTATTTTTAGCTTCCTTTTTATTATTAAATACATCTATAACTTCATTAACATGAGCGATTGCACGTGGTGTTGGGTCAAATATATGTATTTTACTATTTAATTCATTAGCTAATTCAATATCATGACTTATATCTTCACCAGCACCTACACAATATATTATTGATTCTGAATTCAAATAGTTTTTAAGATTTTTAGGATAATAAAATCCACCATAATCTGTTCCAAATCTTCTTAATTCCATATTATATATTATAAAAAATTATTTTTTATATTAAATCTTTTTTATATAACACCATCTATTTTCCCTTTAATAATAAGTTTATTTTCTTTTTTTACTATTGATATTTCTTTTAATAATAAATAATCTTCAAAATTAAATTTTATATTACTCATATTAATACCTAATAACTTAGCATAATCTTGAAATACATCTTCAAATGATTTCATATAACAATTTATTAAATCATAATTTGTAATTGTATTTTTATCAATATTATCAGTATAATCATATATTAATAAATTATTTAGTGTTTCAATTGGTGGATTTTCTTGATGAAAAACATAATAAAATACATCAGTATATGGAACATATATTTTTTTCTCTTCATTTTCTTTAAATTTATAGATAACAATATTTAAATCACTATGTGTACAACATAATAATTTTAATGGAACATAATAGAAATTAAATTCTTCAATAACTTTATTAATACTATTTTTATAAATCAAATCATTTGTTTTTGGTTGAATTACATTTTTAATATCATTTTTAATATCATTAAAAACTAAATCAAGAATTCTATCTTCTAATTCAAAAGGTAAATTTTTAATATAATCTTTATATTTCATTTTATATATTAATACAAAAAAATCAATTTTATATTGATTTAATAAATTGCCAATTCAATTCTTGGCAAATCATTTTCCAAATTCTGTCTTGTTGATATAATTTTTCTCTTGATTTCAAAAGAGGAAAATAATCAAGATATTCATCAATACCTAATAATTGTATAAATTTATGTAAAACATAAGAATAAGATAAAAAGTTTTTCCTATCTTTTGGACAATGTTTTATAAAAGGTGCTTGAATTTCTTTGAACATATTTCTTAATGCTTCTTCAATTTCTTGTGTTAAAATAGGTGGTGGTTTTCCGTTAAGTTTATTAATAATATAAGGAATATGTTCATAATATTTATTTAGTTTTAATTTTTTCAGTATTTCTTTTACTTTACTATTACTGATTTCTGAAAGATTATGATATCTTTCTTTTTTAAGTTCTTCTAAAATTCTTTCGATAATTTCGTTAGAAATATCAGTAGTTTCTTTAGCTTGAAATTGAGACAACCCGTGTCTCCCCAATAATATAACAAACCACTTAATTATATTATTCTCTCAGGGTTCAGTTGATAGGAACCTCCCAAGAAAGACTAGTTTCCTAGCGGACGGACTATACCTTAAGCAATCATTAGAGTTGTTCAAACTCTTCATACCCACAAACATCTAGTCTCTGAACCTTCTCCATATTCCTTGAACTTTGGAACTTAGGAGCTTGGCTGCGGATTTTCCCTATTCTTTACCTTTTTACCTTTGGATACGGCAATTAACCGTGTTCCTTTTAAAAGTTTCCTAATAAAAGTGGTAGTAAAGACCTAACAGGACGTTCCCGCAATTTGAATGTGTTGCCAAATATAGATTACTAACTATCATTTTCATCTATACTGACTAGCAGATTACACTGTTTTCCCTAAACTTATAAATTGCAAAAAATTTAGGCAGTCTGCTGTTACGAGCAAATTTTATATTATATTACATTTTATTTTGCTATCTAAAAGATATTTGATAGCTTCTTTATAATTCATTTCAGGTGTAATTGTAACTATTTTTTTTTTTATACCTTGTTTAGTAAATTTTTTTTCAGATAATTTTTTTTGTTTACCATTTTCATCTAAGATTGGTTTTTTATCTTTATCAAACATTGGAATTCCTTGTACAGTAAATCCTTGTATTAATTTAGTATCTTTATTAAATATAGGATTTACATAATTAGGTATATAAAATGTATTATGTCTGACTTTATTCGGTTTAGTAGGTTCGACAATTAACCAATTATTATCCAATAACTGAATATTATTTTCTTTTATATAATTTACTTCATTAATATATTTTTCAGCATTATATAAATTAGTATCATCAGTTTTATTATCGAATATTCTATCTGGTATAATATTATTAAAATTATCTGTTAAACCAGTAACTATATAACCTAGAACGGAGTTTGATTTTTGTATTTTTTTTATATATTTATTTAAATCTAAATTATCATCTAAATTTTCAGAATTTTGTTTAGATAATAATTCATTTAAATATTTTTTTGCATCTTCTAAACTATCTCCATTATTATTACTAAATGTTTTTTGGGGAAAATATTTTGGTATAGTTTTTAAAGTCGGAACACCTTCGACTCTATAACCAGTTATAGTATCCCCATTTCTTATAGCTAATAAATATTTTGGTAGTTTTTCATCATCTGTATTTTTTCTTATTTTTTTAGCATTTTGAGTTACTGTTTTTTTTTCAACTGTATCTACAATATCTTTAACTTTTGGTTTATTTTTTAGTATTAATGTTTCTTCACTATCTTTTCCATCAATTCCACCTTCATTTAAATTATAACCATTAGGTGATAATGTATTAAATTTAATTATATTATATTTTTCTAAATCATCCATATTAATTTTGAGACAATCATATAATTTTTCTACTTTAAAACTATCAGCACCAAATTTATCAATAGATTTATGTAATAATCTACATCTAAAATCTTTATTTTTAACTTGACTTAAATGAGAATTCCATCTTCCCTCTGTTCCCCATTTTGCCAAATTTTTTCTTAATTTAGGTGCTTGACCAATATATTGCCATCCTTTTTCATTATTTTCACCAATATTAGTTATTATATATATTTCTCCTAAATCAATTAAAATATTTTTATCTGTATACATCTATTTATTTAATAAATATATAAATCAATTTTAAATTATTTATTTATTAAATATTTTATATTAAAATTTGTATAAATAAATTGGATAATTTTTATAATATTATGAGAAATATATAATTTATTATAAAATAATTTATTTTTAAAAAGTATATGTAATATAATCCTTTTATACTCGTTATAATGATTAATTCTCTTGTAAGCAAAGTATGTACTTTCGTTTGTAGGCTCTTTGTAATTAGGTTTATCAGAGTCTATTAAAATAAAGTATTGTTCTCCGCAACAATCGCAAACATTAATTCCTTCCATATAATTTAACTTTAATTGATTTTCACAATAATCACAATATTCAGTTTGGTTATCAAATTGTGATTTTTTGTATTTATTATCTAGAGTAGATAAATAATTATCTAATAATTCAGCTTTAATAGAAGAAAAAGAAGAGTTATTATCTGTATTAGTATTATTTTTATTAAAAAAATTAATAATTGAATTTTGAGATATTTTATCTTTATTATCATCTTTATCATAATATTCATATAATAAATCTCCTACATCTAGAAAATAATCATGTTCTGTATCATTACTATTAATTTTTTTTATTTTATCTTTTAAATTATTAATTTTTTCAATTAAATCAAATTTTTGTTCAAATTGTTGATCAGTTAATTTTTTTGGATTAATTTTATTTAATATATTTAATTCTTTTTCATAATTATTAATTGTTTTCTGATATTTTTCTATATTTTTTTTTTCAGTGCTGAATTCATTTAATTTCTTATTATGAAAATGATCTAGAGTTTTCTGTTGATTCTTAGCTTTTCTAACTTTAACTTTTAAATTAAAATTAGTCATTTAATTATTTATAAATAATTAATAGTAATTTAATTTTAAATTATTAGAGTTTAATATATAAAAAAAAAATATAAAATAAATTAAATGAGATTATTTATTTTAATTACTATTTTATTAGCCTTAACTAACGGTTGGAAATTTAATTTTATTGATAATAATATGATTAAATTATCAAAAAATTTGAATTAATAATTAAATAAGTATAACTTCTTGTATAATTTTATCTCATTATAATAATAATGGGTGGCGGTTTAATGCAATTAGTAGCATATGGATCACAAGATGTATATTTAACTGGTAATCCGCAAATTACTTTTTTTAAAATGATATACAGAAGATACACTAATTTCTCTATAGAATCAATAGAACAACCTTTTAATGGTAATGTTGATTTTGGAAGAACTTTAAGTGCAACTATCTCAAGAAATGGAGACTTAATGTATAAAACTTATCTACAAGTAACTTTGCCAGAAATTGAATGTAAAACTCAAAAAGATAGATTTAGATGGTTAAATTGGATTGGACATATATTAATTAAATATGTTGATATTGAAATTGGAGGACAAATTATTGATAAACATTATGGTGATTGGTTACATATATGGAATGAACTGTCACAACCTTTAGGAAAACAATCTGGATACGCTAATATGGTTGGAAATCTTCCTAGGTTAACACAAGTTATAACTGGTAATACTAATAATCAATCTAGTAAAATACCTTCAACTACTTTATATATACCTTTACAATTTTGGTTTTGTAAAAATCCCGGGTTAGCATTACCATTAATTTCTCTACAATATCATCAAGTTAAAATTAATATTGAATTTAGAGATGCTAAATCATGTTACTGGGCTACAGGAGATTATGAAGATATTCCTCCTATTTTAACTAAATCTTCTTTATATGTAGATTATATATATTTAGATACTGAAGAAAGAAGAAAATTTGCTAAAGTTAATCATGAATATTTAATTGAACAATTACAATTTACTGGTGAAGAAACTGTTTCAACTCAAAATAATAAAATTAAATTAAATTTTAATCATCCTGTTAAAGAATTAGTATGGGTGACACAACCTAATTCAAATATTGAATACAAAACTACTAAAAAATTTGGTGGTCAACAATTCTTTAATTATACTGATAAAATTGATTATTCTTACTTTAGTGGTACTCCTCATGATCCATTAGGAGGTGGTATTATTGGAGGTCAATATAATAATAAAGGTTTACCAAATACTGGTTTTTATTATCAAAACACTATTGATAATAAAATTGTTTATTATCCACAATCAGGTTACTATCCTGATCAGGATATGAGTAGCAAACAATTTCCTGGTATTCAAAACGATAATTGGTCTAATATTAAAACTACAAATATTCATACTGAAAGTTTTGTAACTAATAATACTTCTGATATACCAGATTTAAATAATGAAACTGAATTTATATCTATGTATGATTCTGGAAAAAATCCTACATTAGAAGCTAAACTACAATTAAATGGACATGATAGATTTTCAATTAGAGATGGTAGATATTTTAATTTAGTTCAACCATATTCTCATCATACTAATGTTCCTGCTACTGGTATTAATGTATATTCTTTCTGTTTTTATCCTGAAGATCATCAACCATCAGGCTCATGTAATTTTTCTAGAATAGATAATGCTTCATTATTATTAACTATTACTCCTGAATCTGTAGAATCTTCTAAAACATGCAAAGTTAGAGTTTATGCTACTAATTATAATGTATTAAGAATTATGTCTGGCATGGGTGGCTTAGCTTATTCTTCATGAAAAAATTTTTTCAAAAATTTATAATAAGTTATATACTTTGTTGTTGATTATTATTTAGATTATTATTATCATTAGTTGGATTCATATGTGGTATATCTAATGGTCTATATTCAGCAATTGATGAATCTAATAATGGTTTTTTTTTATTTTTTTCAAAATAACCACAAAATCCTCCATTTTCACTATAATAATAATATCTTTCACCTAAAAATAATCCTATTAATGTTATAACTAAAAATTCAGTAAACATATTTACATATAAATACTGATATTTATTTTAAATTGTTTATAATATAATATAATATATAATATATGTCACAATTATCACAATTAATTGAATGTCCAATATGTTTTGATATATGTAATCAACCTCGTATGTTAACAAATTGTGGTCATACATTTTGTACTAAATGTTTAAAATCAAATTTAAATATAACAACTACACATATTAAATGTTTTTTATGTAATCAAAATACAAAATTAATAAATAATGATATAAATTCATTAAAAATTAATTATATGTTTATGTCTATAGTTGAATATATTAAAAATCTAGATAATTTAGATAATTTAGATGAGATAAAAGATAAAAATAAAAAAAATAAAACAATTATATTATCGAATCAAGAAAATAATGATAATGAAATAAGATGTTGTTCTAGGCAATACTGTGCTACATTATCACAATGTATGAATCGAAGACATAATGAATAATATAATTTATTTATTTTAATAAATAAGGATTATTTTTATTTTTTTTATAATTAAATTTATTAAATGGAATTTTATAAAGATATTATTACTATTAATAAACAAACAAAATTATATAATGATTTAGAATTTTTTAATTCAACAGATAATTCTAACAACTATATATTTAAAAAAATTAATAAAACTAATACTGATATTGGATCTTTATATTTAAAAAATTTAATATTAAAACCTATTGATGATATTAATATTCTTAATGAAAGGCAAACTTTTATTAAAAAATTAGAAACAAATAATCATTTTGATAAAATTCATAATTATTTAAAAGAAATTAAATTATGTGAACCACATTTAAAATATATATTAGATGATAAATTTAAATCAGATGAAATGCAAAAACTTTTAGATAATATTTATTTTAAAAAAAAATTTTTATTATTTATTAATAAAAATTCAATATTATTACATTGTTTATGTTTATATAGTAATTATTTATCTCCTTTTTTTGATATAGTTTCTCCTATAACTACTTTAATTAGTATGTGTTTTTTTGCTAAAAAGTATGGTTTTAATTTATTTGATTTTTCATTATTAAAAAGTTTTTTTAGAATAATTTATTTATCTGTTTCTAATAAACAAATATTTTTTCTTATAGTATCAGTTATAATTTGGATTATTATGTATTTTTATTCTGTTTATAAAAGTATTAAAACTTCTTATAATAATATTAAAATTATTAATTATATTCAAACTATTATTATTTCTATATCAAAAATTGTACACTATACTGAAGAAATATCAGATTTATTAAACTATAATCTTAAAAAAAATGATTTTATAAAACATTATAATCTATATCAAAATTATAAATTTATATCAACAGGTAAAATTTTAACTGATTTTCTATATATAGCTGAAAATAAACATAAATTATATGAACATATTAAATTTTTAGGATTTATAGATTCTAATATTTCTATTGCACTTTTACATAAACAATATAATTTAACTTATTCAAATTATATTAAATCTAATAAACCTACTATTAAAGTAGAATCTATAGTTCATCCATTAGTAGATAATAGTATACCAAATTCAATAAATATAGATAATTTTAATAATATTCTAATTACTGGTAATAATGCTGCTGGTAAATCTATATTTATGAAATCATTAATTATATCTATTATTTTATCACAAACAATAACATTATCATTTTCTCATAATATTGAATTTACACCTTTTACATTAATAAATACTCATATTAATATTCCTGATTGTAGTGGTAAAGAATCTTTATTTCAAGCCGAATTAAATAGATTAATTAATGTTTATAAACAAATTAAAAATAATGAAAATAATAAACAATTTAGTTTATTAATTGTTGATGAATTATTTTCTTCTACTAATCCTAAAGAAGCTATATCTGCAAGTTATAGTATATGTAAAAATTTATCTAAATTTAAAAATTCAATTAATATTATAACTACACATTATGATTATTTAACTAATTTAGATAAATATAAATGGCATAATTATCATTTTCAAGGTTCAATAATTAATAATAATATAGTTTATGATTATAAGCTAAAAGATGGAAAATGTAATACTCATATTGCATTAAAAATATTAGAAAAAAAAATAAATGATGAAAAAATTATTAAAGATGCAACTAAAATATATAATAAATTAAAAATTTAAATATTAAACTATATAATTAATAAAATGTGATAAAATTGTATTTAATCTTATATTTATATTATTATTTTTTTTAAATATATCTTCTTCTGATATTTCACAAAAAACACATAAGCAATCACCAGACAAGTAATTTTTATTTAATTTTAAAAATAAATCTATATCTTTATTCATTTTAAAATTTTCTCTAATTTTAGCATATTTTTGCTTTACTTTTCCAAAATTTTTTTCATATTCTATAACTATTTTTAGTTCTCCATTTAAATCATAAATATCATCTGTAAATAATTCTAAACATTTTTTATATACATCTAAATATTCATTAGGTATTTTAGAATTATTTATATTAGGATAATTTATTTTGAAGTGATTTTTATGTAAATATGTATATATAGTATTAGATAACCAAAAAATATAACATTTTTTATTTTTTTTATAATATTTTTTTAAAAAACACTTAAAACTATCTGATATTATTGAATTTCCTATATATTTATCTTCTAATAAACTATCTCCTGCTATTAATAATATATAATTATCATTTATAAAATTTAATAGAGTATAACCAATTATTTTATTATTAAAATAAAATAATATAATATAATTATAAAATTTATTTATTATCTCTAATAAATAATCATTTTTTGTTCTATCTTCATTATATTTTATATATAAGTCATATATTTTATTTAAAATACTAACATTACAATTATCAATTTCTAATATTTTATATTTCAACATATTATATTAATATATTAATATTCTAATTTATCTAAATCATTTAATAAAATATTATTAAATTTGATTAATTTATTATAATACTTAATCCATAATTCATATATAAAATTACCTAAATCATTATAATATTCATTATTAATTATCATTTTAATAGAATTATTATAATATTTTTCTGCTATTTTATTTATTTTTTCTAAATTATTTATATCTTTATTTAATTGAATTTTATTTGAATTATTTAATATAAAATTATTAATTATATTATTAATTTCTTCTTTATTATTTCTATTATTATAATTTTTTTTAGCAATTATTGATATAATTATTCCAATAATTGGTGAATTTTTTAAATAATTTGGTTCCTGACTTTCTATAGCTACTTTATTTGCTATATAAGATATATCATTTAAATCTAATAATGATAAATCATATACATAATTATTTTTATATAATATTTTTTCAGTAATTTTTTCTACTTGTATTTTTTTATTATTAATATAAATTGTATCTCCAATTGATAATTTTTTAATATGACCTTTTCTTTCTGGATTTTCTTCTAATGTTATATCCGGATTAATTGATAAAACAAAATTATCCTTATCTCCTGAAACTATAGGATGAGAATCTGTAAAAAACGGTTCTATATCATTAATACCATAAATTAATATATCATTATCTATTAATTCTTTATTAATACTAAAAATAGTATTTATATTCCCATTTAATGTTTTAACTTTATCACCTATTATTATATCTTTTATTTTTTTATAACTATTATCACTCATTAAAATTAATGAATCTTCAGTTATACAAAAAACTCTTCCCAATGTATTATCATATGCCGCTTTAGCAGCTTTAAGAGCTTGTTCAGCTACACATTTAGCCGTTCCAACAGGATCAGGAAATGGAATTGAACAACTTGGTCTATCTACAGAAACTCTTATATTAAAACTTCCTTTTGATACTTTAGGTACTTTTGATAATAAAAAACCGAATGTAGGAATTTTAAAATGAGGTATAGCTATAAATAATTTTGGTGTTTGATTAAAAATAAAATCTATTCCTGATGTCATAGCATTATATAATGTATAATATCCTCCTTTAACACTAACTTTATCTAAAGAATCATATGCATTATAAGTAGCATATAATATTAATAAAACTATAATTAATCCTAAATAGTTTTTTATTATTTCTAATAAAAAATTTAAAAAATTCATTTATATTATAATATATTATAATAATATAAAATTGATTTATAAATAATCTATTTAATCATTATATGAAAATTATATCTTGGAATATAAATGGTATTAGAAGCAAATCAATGAATATTTTAAATAAAGATAAATCATTTAATTATGAATCACCATTAGCAATATTAATTAAAAAACATAATCCTGATATTATATGTTTTTCTGAAGTTAGATGTCAAAATCAACATTGTTCTATGTTTGATTGTTTACCTTTTAAATATAAACATTTTAATTGTTGTTCTCCAGATTTTAAAAAAGGTTATTCAGGTGTAGCAATTTTATCTAATATTCATATATTAAATATATATACAATTCCAAGTTTAATTAATGGTGATCCACAAGGTAGATCAATTATTGCTGAATTTGAAAATTTTATTTTATGTAATGTTTATACACCAAATTCTGGAACTAATGATCATTATAGAGAAAATATATGGGATACTTCTGTTTATAAATATTTATTAGATAGTATAAATAGTAATAAACCATTAATCTATACAGGTGATTTAAATGTTATACATACTGAACTAGATTTATATAATAAAAAAATTCTTAAACAAAAAAAAATTCCTGGAACTTTCGATTTTGAAAGAAATGCATTTAATTCATTTTTAGATTTAGATTATATTGATTGTTTTCGTTATCTAAATCCTATAATTCAAAAATATTCATGGTTTAATCCAAAAATTCCTAGAATGAAATTAGAAAAAAAAGGATTTAGAATAGATTACTTTCTAATTCATAAAAAATATATAGATTTAATTAAAAATTGTGATATAATAGATTCTTTAGGAAGTGATCATCTACCAATTATATTGGAAATACAATAATTAATTTTAAATAATTATCCATATAAATTAAATTATTTTACATAAATAATTATCATAATAATTATAATAATTAATATAATAAATATTATTATTCCTATTATAATATATAAATATAAATTATTATTATTTTCATCAATAATTTCAAGATTATTTTTTTTTATTATCCAAAATATATTTTCACCAGATATACTTATATATTCTATTTTATCATTTTTTAAATTTTTAGTTGTCCAAACCTTTATAAAATCTTTTATATTTTTACCAATTATAATAAACTTATCACCAATTATATGATTATCAAAATTTTTAATAACAACAATAATATTATTTAAATATTTCTTTTTTTCATCTTCAGTTATATTTAGCCATTTTACAGGAGGAACATTATGAGCTAAAGGTTCATTAATACTAGGCCATAAATAATATTTACCTCTTTTAGGTCTATCATCATTTTGTATTCCTCCATTTATTAAAAAAAAATTATTATTATTCATATATTTATATTTTAATATAAGATTATAATCTAAAATTTTATATTTAAATTTTTATTTTTAAAATAATTATTATATTTTTTAAATCTATTAAATAAATCTTCATTTTTATGAAACTGACCTGTTCTAATCATAGAATTCACGTAATCATCTGGTATACTTGAAATTAATTGTTCATTATATTTTCCATAATGCATCATTTTTTCATTATTAATTTTATCTCTATGTTCTAAAGATATTTTTATTATTTCATCTTCATCATATTCTTCAACTAATTTTTCCCATAATTCACATAATACCTCAACATCTGCTTTTGCAGTATGAGCTAAATTATCATCAATATCTATTTTATAATATTTTTTTAAAGTTTCTAATTTATAATTATCTATAGAATTTTTATCAATTTTTTTTTTTACAATAGCATAACTATCTATAAATTTAAAATTATCAGGAATATTTCTATTAATTCTACGATATTCTTCTCTTAATATTTTTTCATCAAAATTATTACCGTTATGAGCCAATAAATATATATTATTATCTTCATTTTTAAATATAATATCTTTTTCTAAATTATCAATTAATTCACCAAATATTTTTTTATCAATAACCATATCATTACTTATACCATGAATTTCTGTTGATTTAGAAGGAATATCTATAAGTGGATTAATTAAAATAGTATCACCAGTATAATTAAATAATTTACTATATGAAAATTCTATAATTTTATCTTTTTTAACATTTAATCCAGTTGTTTCTGTATCATAAGCAACTATAAATTTTTTTTTTTTTTTATAATTTGAATTTGATCTTAATTCCAT